TAGCTGTAGTTGTGCTTATTCTACTTGTAGAGTCAGTAGCATTAGTTAATTTAGCACAACCATTAATTCTTCTATATCCACCATCACCATCAACTTCATAGTTTAAAAGTTGAGCAGCTACGCCTGCAGTTTCTTGCAAGTTAAAGCTAGTTTTATTTACATCTAGTCCACCTTCACAGGCAAAACCATATGGTTGTGTTTGAGCCATCTTATATAAATCTCACTCTATCATCTCTTATGTAAGTAGGATGAGGGTCTAATAAATTAGAACGCATTTGATCAAATTGTCTTTTATAATCTTCCATAGCAAACTGGGCAGCTTGTGGATTATCTTTAAACTGCCAACAGTAGTATCTAGCTTTAGCAACAATTACATTCGTGTACATATCTGGAACTAAAACCTCATCATCATACTCTTCAAGTTTTGTAATTTGTTGATACGCAAAAAACCAAACTCTATATGCCTTGTCGGGTATGGGGCTAAGTCCAAAAGTACTATGGTCTGGGCTTCGTATAACAAGATTTGGTTCTCCTCCTACTGCTTGATCTGAATCATCTGCATTTTCAGAGACTCGTCTAAAATCTTTCCAATCTTCAATTGTTGTAAATTTTAAATTTTTTGAAACATAAGGAGCTGTTTCGTTTGTTATACCTACTGTTGTAAGATAAAAATTATTCCAATCAACAGCACCATAGTCTTCAGTAGGTCGAGAGCTAGTAGGTTTTAATTTGTACCATCTTGTGCCTGCCGTTGTGTCAATAGACACATTACCATACATAGGATCTGTGTCAAAAGGAGAAGTAATGTTAGCATAGCCTGAAGTGCTTGTACCGCTCATACCTAAACGAAGAAAAGGTAATTTAGGTTCATCAATACCAATGTCAAGATAAGCTCGATTAACACAGTCTTTAATATGAGCTTGAATACCTACTGCACTAGGAAAGCTTGCTATAGTTAATTCTACTTCATTTAACTCACGAAGAATTTGATTTGTTAGATCTATAAATGTTGTAGCCATATTTTATTTTAATCCTTTTTATTTTTAGATTTTAAAGATTCGTTATAGCCTGCTTTTTTATTAGAAGTTTTTTCCATTTCAGATATGCTTGCAAAACCGCCATGACCATACATCATACGACCACCACCCATCATTTTTCCTCTGCTATCAGCCATTTTCTTTTTGCTGTGATACATTTTTAGTACCTCCAAAAATTCTGTCATAGTTATCATTATAGTTTTGTTTTGATTCTCCTTTATAAACAGAACTACTTATTGTTATTTTTCCTTTAGATCCTAATTTTATTGGTTTATTAAGTGTTCCTAATACTGCCATGTTTCCTCCAAATAAACAAGAGGGGTTTTTACACCCCTCAAGTTAATTACTTAATATTAGTCTGAGCTAACGAAAGCTTTAACTAATGATTCTGGACGTAATACTTTACGACCAAAAACGTGTAAGCCACGACAAATATCGCCAAAGCTAGTAGGATCACGAAGAACCTCTGTGCTAACAATAGTTTGTGCAGTTGCTGTTGATGAAATGTGTCCGCCTAATACTTGCTTAACAACACCACCTGTTGAAGTAGCAGGAATGTTATTAGACTTATACATATCAAATCCACGTAATTTACCAGAACTAACTAAACCATTACGGATAGAACCTTGACCTGCATTAAAATCTACAGACAATAATTTAGAGCTTGAATTACCTAATTTTTCATAAAAATCAGGTGCAGCTATAAACCATCTACCTTCTTCTGGTACATTAGCATCATCAAGAAGACGAGCCATTCTAGCTAGTACATCAAGAGGATCTGTTTCACCACTATCAAAACCAATATCAACTGGATCAGCAGTTTGATCTAAGCCGTCACCATCTTCATGAGCAGCGTCAGCACCAAGAACATTAGTAGTTGAGCCTGCTAACATAGCTGTTATTACATTTAAATCAAATGCATCTTTTAAAGCGTATGCTGCAGAAGACGAAGCTACTTCTTTAAAGTTTACATGAGACATTTTAGTTTCAATGTCATCTACGATAAATTTAAATGCATTAGCTTGATCGACTACTAATGAAGTTTCTTGATCAGTAAGTCGAGTTTCAGTAGTATCAGTATTACGAGTATAAGCTGATACACTGATTACTGGTTCTTTAATGATATTTACTGAATCACCATAAGAGGCAATTTCGCCTGAGTAATCAGTATTTGTAATAGCTTCTGCTACTGAAGCTTTTCGGAAAAAGTTTAAAACCTTTTTCGAATAAACTGCAGGTAAGAAGTAGCTATTTGTTTGTCCACTAACACTATTCGCAAAGTTAGCATTAGTATCTGTTGAAGGTTCAAAATATTGAGCCATTGTTATTTACTCCTAAAAAAAGACATTATTATTAACTAACAACTCTGCCTTCCATGATCGCTTGATCAATATCTTTTTCATACTTATCATAATCATCCATAGACAAAGCGTTAATTTCCCTTTGTGTCCAGACCTTTGGCTGTTTAGCATCTACTGAAGTTGTTCGAGTAGATACCATATCTGCTGCAGATCCAGAAGATTGCGACTTGTTTGACTTTGATTTAGGACTTTTAGTTACTGTTAAACCATTTTCTAATTTATAAAGATCAATAGCTTTGATTGCTAGTTGTACATTATCTGGGTTTTTATAAATCCAACCTTGTATTTGTTCTGGTTGAGTTTCTGCCCATGCATGAAAATTATCATCTTGTCTTATTTCATTAAAGTCAGGATGTTTTTCTTGTAAAGTTGTTTCAGCTTCTTTTCGAGCAATACTCTGTTCTCTTTTTTGAAGAACTGTTAATTGTTCTTTTAAAGCTTTGGTTTGCTCTTCAGTTCTTTGATGAGCTACAGTCTCTACTGTTTCATACAAGTCAGGGTATTTTTCTTTAAACTCCGTTAAGTCTTCTACTGTTTTTGGCGGAGTGTAGTCGGAAGTCAATCCACTATTCGCTGCAGCCTCTAACTCTGCTTCACGCTGTTTAAAGCTTGCTACCTTTTCATCATAATGTTTTTTTAAATCATCATATCGTTTTTTATAATTAGTTCTTTGTTTTTTTTCTTTTACTTCTTCTTCTACAGGGGCTTCATCACTGGAGGTAGCCTGTATAGAATCATTAAAGAATAGAGAATGAGCATTTCCTTTACTAGGTTCATCTGGTGTATGCCAAGATTTACTTTTATTATAAGGGTTTGCTTTCTCTTCAGTTACTTCTTGTTCTACTTCATTTGTCATTATCGCTCTCCTTTTGGGGCTTTTAGTCTTTCAAGGTGGCTATGTTATTAGCTAAATAACATAAGGGCTTGAACTTAAAAGGTCGCCTCTAGGTTAATTATTATTATGTAAGGGGCTAAGTAAACTTAGGTAGCCTTACGCTTGTTCAGGCATTTCATTTGATTGCATCATTGCAGATTCTAATTCTTTATCTACATTATTAGTTTCTACTTTCATGCCTTCAACTTCTATGCCATTTGCTTCGTCAAACTCTCGTTCAGCATCATCCATTAACATTTGTAGATTATCTGAACCAATTTGTTTGACTGCTTTTGCGGTGAATACAAATTCACCTTCCGATAACCTAGCAGGTATCGAATCTGATGTCCCAGTACCAATGCCTTTTACAGCACCTGCACCAGAGAACTCTGTAGCTACATCCATCACTCTATCAAAGATGGTACTTAGCTTTGAATCTTGTTCTAAAATATTCATTAAATAATCTTGATCATTTTCATTTAAAGCTTCATCAAGAATAAACTCTTCATATTTATCTTCCATTTGATTGTCTGGAAGTTGTGATGCTTTTACTGCTTCCATATCTTGAGGTGGTATATTAGGATATGTATCTATAGGCATATCTCCACCTTCTGCAGCTAACACTCTTCTTCTTTTTTTTGTTTTTGATTTTTTAATATTTTTTCTTTTTGAAAATTGTCCAGATAAAAATTTTCCATATTTTGATAAGTTTGAAGATTCAGGAGTTTTTTCTTTACTGTCACTATATAAAGCTTTCTTTATAGGAGATGTAAATCTATTTTTAACTCTTTTCTTTGTATTTCTTTTCTTTACATTTCTTTTTTTAATACCTAAACTTCTTCTTCCTCTTCTTCCTCTTCTTCTTCTTGAAAAACCTCCAAAGAAAAAACCTTCTCTTTCATTATTTATTTCTTCTGTTATTTCCATTTTTGAAGCTTTATCAATACTATATACTTTATCATTAAACTCAAATGCAGGCTCATCTTCTACTACTGCTTCTGCTAAAGCATCTTCAAAAGGTTCTACTTCTTCTTGTTTAGGAGGTTCTGAGTTTTCTGAAAACCAAACAGATGCTAAAACTGCTACGGGTATATCTAAATCTTCTGCATCTGTATCTGCAGCTACTTTAGGTTCTGCTTGAGCAGGCATAGGAGTAGACCTAGTAGGAGTAGAAAGCAAAGTTTCTTCAGCAGGTCCACGATTAATTTCATTTATATCATCTCTTGCTGCTTGAAGTAAAGAATCAGAGCCTTTTACAGCTTCTTGTGCTACTGAACCTACAGCGAATTTTTGTTTATGTGGCATTGTTTAGTCCTCTATTCTTTGTTTAGCTTCTGCTATTTGCTCTTTAAGTTGCAATAAATTATCCAGAGAATTCACTCTCCCCTGCCTGCGGAACATTTCCTGTTCCAATGTTGCCCCCACCAGTGCCTGTAACTCCAAGATCTTGAGGTTGTTCAGGTGCTCCTTGAACGCCTCCCATACCTCCTTGTTGCTCGTTAGGGGAGACAGCTTGGCTGCCAGTTGCTTGTCCAACATTTTGTGCTCCTATAATTTGTGCTGCTATTTTAGCTTCTTCAGCATCATTTAAAATTTCATCTGGGTCTAGATCTAAACTGTATGCTAGTTCGCTAACTATTTTAGACATCTTAACAAACGGAGCAATGGCAGGATTTTGTGCCGTTTGTAAGAACATTGTTAATCTTTGACTTCTTACTTCTTTTTGCATTAAGCTATTTGTACCCATAGCTTTAACTTCTAAATCACCTTCTATTTCTAAAGGACCTTCAAAGAATTGCATATTCCATTGATAGTATGCTTTTCCTAAAGGCTTTAAAAGAAAATCATCTAAATTCTTTACTACTGTTTTAATATTTAATGATGCTGCACCTAGTAACATAGACATACCTGCTGCAGTTCTAGTCATACTTTGTACACCTGTTTGACCATGAGAATAACTAGGAATACCTGTTTGTTCGTCTGCAAGCTGTCTAAACTTATCAAACATCATCATATTTTCTTGTGAAGTATTAGGGAACTTAATTCCATGAATAGCTTGTCCACCCATACCTGCTTGTCTTCTAAATACTTTACCTGCATAAATATCCATAGACTGTCCACCAACTAAAGCAGATTCATCTACATCAAAAACTAATGATCCACTTAATGCAAGATTATCAATAGCCATTCTTGCATGACCATTCATAATCTGTTGAGAATCATCCATGTTTTCTGCTACACCTATGCCAAAGAAACTGTAAGGATTCTTTTCGTATGTAAATGCATTATATGGTATTCTATGTGGTGTAAATGGATTAACTACTGATCTTAATAATTTACCATTACTTATCCAAGCATTTACTTGTATTTCATCTAAATCATCTATATCGTCAGCTATATCCATTCCTACTTCACGAGCATATTCAGCATCTATAATACCCCAGTATTCTAATACTTCATATTGACCTGAACCATAATCTTCAGTTCGTCTATCATCTTTTAACTCATGCTCATAATCTTCTTCTTCATAGTTTGCACCCATTTGCAAACATTCTCGTATAGCAGATTTATTAAAATAAGGCATTTTAGATAATGCTCTTAATTGTGATTTGTTCATTTTATGTCTATGAAAAATATATTCACATTCTTCAATAGTAGTAGCATTTGGATCAGGAAAGAAATCCCATATACTTACAAATTCAATTCTAGGTACACGAACAGCTACAGGACTATAGTTTCTATTTCCATCATCATCTGTATTCCAACGACCTATTTCTTTATTAAAATTAAATGGACCTTTTACTATACCTGTTCCAAATAATGCAGATTCAAATATAGCGTTTCTTAATTCACTTGATCCATTTGATTCTTCTATTTGATCGTGAATAAGTTTTTCCATTTTTCTAGCAGCTTCTTTAGCAGGAGATATTTCTAAAGCTTTTGGCATTGGAGATGGACCATTTATAAATACAGCTTCATTTTCTTTTAACTGTTCTTCAAAGAAAGATTCTCCATTTTCAATTGTTGCTCCTGCTTTTAATACTTTTCCATCACCTTTAAAACCTATATCAAAAGGATCGAAATCTTTTTCTTTTTCATTTGATTCTTCTGTAGGTTTTGAAGTTTCTATATCTGCTCCAGATAAATCTAGATGCTGATATGTAGATATTCCTTCAGGTATTTTTGTTTCTCTTACACCTATAGGAAACTGTCCAGTTCCAAAGATAACATCTACAAGTTGTCCAAAAGCAGCTAATACTTTTGTTTTAGTTACTTTAATAAATACTTTAGATTTTTCTGATTCACGAAATTTAACGTGTTTAGGATATAGACCTCTAAAATTATGATAAGCTTTTAGCCATCTTGTTTCATCATGATCTCTAGCATTTTTAGCTAATTCATAACGATCTTCTATTAATCCTACAAATATATTTTTAACATCATTTTCTAATTCTAAATTCATAGCTGTTTCTCCTTCTACAGGAGCATAGTATATTTCATTAGAATTTTGCATTAATGTATTTTCTTGATTATCCATTTAATATCCAAATGTTGTGTCTACAGGAGCGTAGCTTTGTTCTCGTTTAAGATCTCGCATTCTATCTAAAGGATTTGACATTCTTGGTCGAGACATTATTAAATATCTCAATGCATCATAAGCGTGATCTGGTGCTTTCGTATCTACATCTTCTGGGTTAGATTTATCCAGAGGAATACTTTGAAGTTCTCGTATCAGATTGGGACAAGTATTAAATATTTGTAGTCGTGGTCTTCCGCTTTGAGAAGTCTTCAAGTATTCGTGGATTTGTATCTTTCCTTGAATACGATTTTTATCAGCCCTTCGTAGTTTATGACCTGCACGAATAAGTGTCTCACCTACTGTAGGACCAGTTGTTCCAGTTTTATTCCAACAAGCTGTATCTAATACACCTGATACAGAGAATGGATCGTCTAATTCCATATTTGTTATTAGCTGTGCTAGGTCTGTACCTAATAGATTCTTTTGATAAAGTTCTCTATATATTACTAATGTTCCATCACTAGGATCTACTGCACCCCAAACACAAGCTGATTCTGATGCATATCCATAGTCAATACCTTTTACACGCTCCCAAGTTAATGGTATGTCAAAAGGTGTAACTACATGGAGATGTCTATCAAATTCTGTAAATGCTGCACCTTCTGCAACATCCCAATCTCCTTCTAATAATTGTTTGCGTTGTGTGGGCGGTAATGCTTTTAGCATTTGCTCATATCTGCCGTCTTTAGCTAGATAAGGGTTATCATCTAATCTAGCAGGTATGAACTTCCTTGTAAGCCCGTCAGAGCCTCTGTAAGCTTCGTTAGGAGGGGCACTATCTATGTACCTTTTCTTTACCCAATGTGCTCCTGAGCCTCCTGGGTTTGCTGTACAACGCATATAAGGAACTATCTTAGGATCTGTCGTTCTTAAACGAGATGCTAAGTAGTTCCATGAAAATTCTGTAGGTAGATGTGTAATCTCATCAAAGCCTATCCATGAATATGCTTGACCCTGATAACGATATACATCTGCATCTCTCTCAAGGAAACCAAACTCTATCTTTGCTCCGCTTGGAAAGTTCCAAAGCTTTTCTACTTCTTTGTATTTTGCACCCTTGAAAGCTTTGGGATATAGTTCTCTGCTTTTATCTATTAGTTCTCTAAGCTCTGGCATAGACCTTCTTAGTATTAATGCTCTATGTACAGGTCTATGTGCGTATCGAA